CTAATACTCTTTTATCATCCGGAACACCACGTTGTAGGTGTCTCCAACCGCTCCAGCGCCCGTAGTGGTAAAAAGGATATCTCCATTAGCACCGGAACCAAGGGAACTGGTAATGCCCCCAATGTCAGAGTAGTCAAGATATCCTGGGCCATCCGCAGCTAATTGCATTATACAAACGTCGGCAGTTGCATCGGATTCAACCAGGACACTCATTCCAACAGTTGTCCACCACACTTCAGCAATACGAACGCCGGTACAAGTTGTACCCTCACTATTTGTTGCCAAATCAGAAACATTGACTTTGGTAACTGCGTCCTCATTGTCACCATCAACATATTGATAGGTGAAACTCATAACAGCCTGACGATTACCGTCTACGATAGTAGTTGATGTAACAATATCTGCCATCTAAAGCTCCTTTAAAAAGATGGGGGTTTCCCCCCATCTAATTATTCGTAGATAAGCCGACTAATGGCTTGCCAGTGTACTTTCAGAGCCTTGGCTGATCCAGCACCTGTCTCCACGCCAATGTATGGAATGAAATCTACATCATCGGTCAAGGCAGCAGTTTTATCGGTTCCCGTGGTCACCGCTGTTCCGCCAGTACTGCCTGATGTAGACGTAACATTGTACTGAATACCGTTGACATAAATAGCCGCTTTTCGATTGCTATCGATTTCAACCTTCAGATGATACTGAGTATCCGCTGCTACAGTGATGGGTAGCGCACTAATATAATCCGTGCCGCCAATACTGTGTACAAAGTGCAATAAAGTGAAGTCCGTAAAGGCTTCACTATTAGTAGCATCTGTTTGAAACTTGAAATACGCCTGATCAGCGTCTGTGACGATCAATTGATCATTGGTTAGTTTCAAGCCAGCCCAAAGTTTGATGTCAGCAATGGACGCTGCCGTGGTAACGGTGCATTCCCAAGTAACTTGGTTTTCAGTGCCCCAAGGAACTGCCGTCCAAGACGATTGATTGGTATCAAGATGAGGAGCAATGATGGCCTGATTTTGGTCCGTTCCTCCTGTGGTGATGATAATACCTGCGCGGGTAGTATCAAAGGTGCACAATGCAGTTGTCATGCTTGTGCCAAGAACTTCGAAGTCCTTGTTTGCAACTTTTTCAGCAAGACGAATAGCCGTATTTGCAGCAGCGGTAGCGTCTGCGTCTGAAAAGGCAGTATTCACAACAGCATTGAGTGCAGGACGCCGCTTCCAGTACTCCTCAAGGTAGTAGCGTCTTACATCCTTGTTTGCAGAAGAGTGTACGGAAGAATCCGTTACAATGCCCGTGCTCGAATTCTTGTTGGCTATAACAAAGCCATTTTCCGAACGAACGGGACCAGAAAAAGTGGTGTTAGCCATGTGGCCACCTCCTTACAAAGGTTTTGCTCTAGAGTCTTGGTAAGCGTCCGCTGGGCCAGTCGCTAGAGCTATTAATCCCAGAAGCCAAACTATACGCAAAAAGAAAGGGCGGCACAAGGCCGCCCTCTCCAACAATACCGGGAAACTAAGCTCCCGCTGTACCAAATACGCAACGCCAGTCAGAAACACCGAAAGAGTAACGCTCACGAGCTTTGTAACGCATATTGCCCGTATCGAAATCTCCTTCCATCGCAGTGCGAAGAGGTGTCCGCTGGAACAGCTTGAAGCCGTTTGGCGCATCCGTCTTAACAAAGTAGGCATCCGTGTCGGTGAGGAAGTGGTTGACCACGGCCCCATCCGGCAGCATACCCATGGACTTCATTGCATTGACGTCGTTATCCGCCGTGCCCGGACGAAGATTGCTGTTGAGCACACGCTCGGCAACAAATTGAAGCTCTTTCGGGATCATCAATTTCATGCCACGAACAGCAATTTTAAGTCCACGCTCATCGGTCAGACCAGCAATATCAATCAGCATCTGCTCCAGCGAGGTCTCATTGAGATCCGCCGCAGTAGAAAGCTGGTTGCGCTGATTGCCGCTGATAGCGGGATGTGCAGAACTACACAACGCAGCCCCGTCACCAACAGGGAAGCTAGTCGAAAAAGCATTGTTAAGAATGCTAGCAGCCTTGACCTGTTTGGTCTGAGACATCGAACGTGCCAGGGCACGAGTATAACGTGCCGCGAGACGGTCATAAAGATTGTCCTCGACAGCTTCTTCCGTGATGGAGAAAGCTAGGGCAATCGTCTCATGGGTGTAACGTGCAGTGTAGGTTTCTTGTGCGTCATCAAATGTGATGGCGGCACCTTCTGCCTTGACCGGAGCCGTAGAGAAGCCTGCAAGCATGACCTCTTCCTCAAAAGCTCTATCCGAACTCTCCTCATCGAAGATCTCGGAATGCTCTCTTTCATACCGGTCGTATTCAAGCCCAAACAACGCATTGAGGCCGGGTTCAAGCTCTTTCGCAAGTTGTGCGCGAGTAATAGCCATTTTCTATACCCTCCTCAGATACCGGTGGAATCCGCAGTCGTTTGCGAAGCAAACGCACGGGTTCCAGCGTTAAAGTGAGCGTTTAATCGAACATACAAATGTGCCCCGGCTGAGGCATAGTCGCTATTCGCTGCATCATCAGCAAGACCAACAATACGAAGCGGCAAGGTTGCCGTTGTCGCAATTGTCGAAACGCCTAACTGTGAATTGGATTTACCTGTCGTGGTAGAACCAGTTCTAGCTGATGTGCCAAGCGAAGCATTAGCAAAAACGGCAGCTAATGCAGTTGCACGATTGGTTAGAGTAGCATCCGCAGCAACTACGAACAGTTGATTTGGATTGTCAGCCACGAGAGCTTTGACAGGGAAGTTAGTGTCAATGCTTGCGCTACCTGACCCAGGCCAGAAGTTTTTGTAGATGGTCTTATTAAGAACACTATCAACGTATTCTACCCCTACGAGAATACCCAACGCCTGCGTAGTGCCGCCATCGGTAGCACCAGCTTGGTCAATCACGCCCGCTGCAAGCGGAACGCAAATTGCACCGTTGTAAATAACGTTAGTATTGTCACTGGCAATTTCGTACTTGGTCAAACCAGTTGAGTTTGGACCGCTGCCAGCCATTCCAATAGGGCGAAGACCAAAACTTGTTTCGGCATTTGCCATTTTCAGTCTCTTTCCTTAAATGTAGTAGCCAGTCACTGCTTTTGTGGGCCACCGAAGGTTACACGAGATTGACGATCAGGTTTACTAATCGTCATCGATGAATGTGAGTTCTCGCGCATCATATCGTGATCAACAGCATCCATCAGATCAGTACTTTTCTGTCTGAAGTAGTCTGTGCGTTCCTCTACGGTCTCAAGAGGGATACGAGCGAGAACAAGACCGCCGACACCAAAAACACCTTCGAACCGTCCCGAATCTATAATTGGAGCTTCAAAATCGGGGTACTCGTCGGCTCTCACCAATTCGTAGCCCTCGCGAAGACGTGCAGAAATATTCTGCCGGTCCTCAAAGCCTCGCACTTCCGCACGAAGCCAACGGTGTTTGAAGCCCTCTGGAGCAGGGGGCGCTTCTAGTCTTGACGGGGGTGACCACGGCTTACGCTTAGTCGTGCTCTCCCTGGTAGTTTTAGCGCGAGAAGTACGTTTAATGGTTTCGAACTCCGTTTCTTCGGACATTAATCTTACTCCTTCACGTATTTCGCGTATTCTTCAAGCGGCACACCCAGTTTTTTCGCTATTGCGACTTGGCTCGGGGTGAGACGAACCTTCCTAGAGCGTCCAGGCGAACCCGAACGAGAAACAGATGCAACGGTCTGAGAGGGCTTCCTTGTGCCCCCATTCAGCTTCTGCGGAAACTCGTTCCGCATACGTTTGTCAAGCTCACTATAGTACTCGTCGCTAGTCGGGTCAAATTCTTCGTCTTCGACGAGTCTCTTATGTAATCCAAAAGCAGCAAATGTCATGGCCTCGTCTTTTCCAAACCATTCATTACGTGCGGCCCATGCCTCGGCTTTCGGATCTGCTTCTGCCGGGGGTTGGGGCGCAGGAGCAGCTTGTTGTTGCTGTTGCTGTTGTTGGATCTGCTGTTCCTGATACTGCAATTGCTGTTGCTGCTGAACCTTTGCTTGATTAAGGCGCTCTTGGGCTACTGCCAGTTCTGTTAGTTTTCGCTGTGCTACGACAACAGCATCAGTGTCGCCAAGCTCCATCGCACTGCGAAGATTATTCTCAGCACTTTCTTGCTCACTGGTAATCCGGCCCCCGTATTCGGATAAGTAGCCCTCATCCAAAGATTTCATACGAGTTTTTAGGGCATTGGATTCCGTCTGAACATTCTGGGCATATTCGACTGCCGCTTGTTCACGGCGCTCGGACTCCCTCATCCGCTTCGTCAGCTTATCGATGCGTCTTTGTACAGAGGTTTGGTATTCTTCTTGTTCGTCCGATACAGAGACTTCCGATTCAACTGTTTTCGGCTCAACTGTTTCCGGTTCAGCTTTAACCTCTACTCCACCTACTTCAACTTCCGTGGTAACCTCGTCGGCACCAAGATCGATGGTCGTTTCCTCTTGTTCAGCCATAATTCACCTTTAAAGACTTAAAATATCATCAGGATCATCAATACACGCCAAAATCTCGTCATCGTTTAAGATCCTGACTTCTCCGCCTTCTATACGAAAACGGGATCCTGCGTAACGCGCAAAAATCACCCAGTCCCCCTCCTTGCACCAGGGAGCCTCGGGAAACTTCTCTTTGTCCTTATAGGCCAAAGGCCCTACCTTAAAGACATATCCAACAACCGTTTGGATTTGAGCGTCATCACGAATAGTTTCGGGAATTATTATGCCACCCTCGCTTTTACCCTTACCGCGATAAGGAAGAACAAGAATACGCCAGCCAGTAGGCGACGGCATTCGTTCAATCAAGGATTTGTCTACAAGTCTAGGGTCTAAAACCCTCTCTTCTGGAGTAACGTATGCGCTACCGATAAAATCATCAGCATCTTCGCTTACCGCCTCCAGGGTCTGGGTTGTATCATCCAGATCTATTACTTTAGCTTCAGACTTAGTCATCCATGTGCTCCTGTTTTTCTAGCAGGCCCGAGAGTTCCTGTTGCACTAAATGAAGAGCCGTAAGTTCGCCCATTAAGTTGGCGTACTGCTCCATACTTTTTATACCATCATTCTCCAACACGTCCAATATGTGTTGGCGTCTATCTGCAATAGTCCTTTGCACAAAAACTGCAACTGGGAGGGTGTCCATATCGCAGACTATTCTATGATTTACTAGAAGTCCACATAAAATCCCGTCACAATTTTAGGTCTTTAGCAGATCTTAAAACGGCTCCCACGTTGAGCGGCCCCCATGCCGCGCTTTTTGCCCATGGTTACTTTACCAGTGCCAATGGACGGGCCAGCACGGCTCACGATCTTCCCATAGGGGACCTTACCTTGACCCTTGATGTCGGCGTGGTTTGCCGCTTTTGGCGCGGGTCCTGCGGGAGCGCCCATGTGTTTTACTTCAGACATATCAACCTCGTTGTTGCGCGTTTCGCATCTTATCTCGTTCCGCAGCCGCGTCGATGCGGGCAAACGTCTGCTTCTCTTGACTTTGTAATCTGTCCTGGAACTCTTCGCCCTTACGAACTTCCTTCTGTTGATCTAGCTGCAATTCAGCTTGATCCAAAGATAAATTCCCTTGATCCTTGGCTTGCTTCATCTGCAATTCTTGCTTCTTCAACTCAATCAAAGGATCTGGTTGCTGTTGTTGACCTATTAGACCAACCTGGGCGCTTAGTTCCTTCACCCGTTGCATCCCTTGGGCAATAAACTGTGCCTTCAGGCCCTCTATTTGCAGGCTTTGGTCGCCCTGCACTTGTTGGCCCTGCATTTGCTGCATTATTGCTGCCTGGGCTTGCTCTTCGGCCTGGATCTTCACATGCTCCATAACATGCTTTTGAAGTTCGATGGCTATTTGCGGAGTAGAAGCGACCGTTGGCGAAGAGCCAAAAACAAGATGGGCCATAATATGTGCTTCATGGTTCTGGCCTGTGAAGGCAACTAAAGGTTCCAACTGCAAAGTTCTTATGTTTTCTTCCGCAGGATCCTCTGGTTTTGGATGCCGTGATGGCGGTATATGAAGTACCTTGTCTATATCCCGAACGCCTAACGCCTCATACATACGCCGGTACACTTCGTACATGTTGTGCATTTGAGGCGCTTGAGCCGCCAACTGCATTTCTGTCTGGGCAAGAGCAATACGCTGGGCTTGAGAGAAAATGTTTGGATTAGATACCGGCAGTACATCAACACGATCATCAAAATCGGATGCCATGATGCTCTGATCAGCGTTCGCTATCGTATAAGGATACTGCGGAGGCAAATAATCCGCCATGACATGTGCCAGCATCTTGAATTCCTGGCGCATGGCATAGTGCATACGCTTGTGCACAGCACTCATTACCCGTGTGCCCTGCTCCAGCATGGCAATAGTAGTCCCAACGGCAGCTTGCTGATTGCCGTCGCCAACCTTCAGGTCTGTAATGGTCGCGAACCGTTGTCCTGCCTGAACGACAAAGCCCAAAAGCTGAAATAGCGTTTGATCCGGACCTTTGAAGGGCAGCGGCATCAAACTGTCTCTAATCGCGCCCCCAGGAGCGTCTACATCCCGGAATTCTCCAGGTTGTAGCGGATCGTCGTCGTCTCTTATCCGTAGCCCTCTTGCTTTGAAGCCTGCGGGCAGATTTGAGAGCGTTCCAGCGTCAATAAGCTGCCTTAAAGCTGCTGTAGCCGTTCTGGAGAGCCCTCCGATGGTATGAATGAGCCCTAACCCATAAAATCCGAAGCCTGGGAGGAACTTATAGTGAACAAAATATTGAATCTTGCGTTTTTTCTCGTCATTTTCGTCATAATTGCGTCGAATCGACAAAACTGCGCCATTATCTTGACTTATTGTCACCACATACGGGACTTTGATGCCCGTTTCCTCGCCCTCTTCGTCTACTTCTTCATACCCCTTCAGGTCTAAATTGACATGGCATTCCAGTAATGAGCAGTCGTAATCAATATTAGACGGCGAAACGCCATCTATGTTGCTCATTTCCTTCGATATGTCGTCTTCTTCCGTTTGTGAGGGTAAAACGGGAACATCCAGATAAAATCCTGATATTTGCTTCTTCCGTAGCTCGTTCGCAGGCATACGAATGACTTGCGTGATGTTGGGGCACGTTTCGAGGTCATTCGCCTCGTAAGGGACGATGAGATGCTCGGCGGGAACAAACTTGCTTACCGCACGATCTAAGCTCTCGTCATAATAGACCTTCTTAAAGGTGCTACCGGCCAGAGGCAGATAAAACAGCATCTGGTCAAACTCCGGCGTGTATTCCTCCATCACATTCATAATGTAATAGTTCATAAACTCCTTGACGCGGGAGGCTTGCTCCTCCTTCTCCCGTGACATGGAGCCCATGACCACGGTTCTTACCGGTCCCGAAGGGGGCAAAAGCTCGTTGAACGCCTGTGCCTGAAATTGCGTAGCCGCTTCAGCCAAAAGAGGATGCGTTACGCCTGTCGCGCCCCTGAAAGGATCCGATCTCTCCTCGTACTTGAGACCAAGAAGACTTAGCCCATTGGAATAGGTCTCCTCCCAATCGCCGCGAGACGAACGATTGGCCTCAAATTCCGCCATAAGCTCGTTGGACAAGCCGCCAAGCTCACCGTCATCCAGAAACTCCGCAAGGTTGGAAGAAAATTCTTCCTCCCC